TGTGGTATAGTTATCGAAAGAGGTTCTACTGGCGATAATGCCATACTAATGTGGGATGAGAGTGCTGATACATTTGTTGTAGGAACAACAACAGCCACTGGAGCGTCTACAGGAAACTTAACCGTTACAGACGGAGCGTTACAGGCAGGATCACTAGATATATCTGGTGACGTAGATGTAGACGGAACGCTTGAAGCTGATGCCATGACATTAAATGGCACAACGATTACAACAACAGCAACGCTATCAACAGGCATATCAAATGGAAATGTTTTGGTTGCAAATGCAAATATAGTAGATAATGATTTTCTGAGAGTTGACGGAACAAGCATTGAGGGTAGAAGTGCCTCTGAGCTTGCAACAGACATAGGGGCAGCCACAACAGACGATATTATTGCATTAAGCATAGCGTTAGGATAAAGGAGAAAACACATGGCAAATGACGCAATAGCAAGCATACAGGCAACGGTGCTTCCTGATGAGATAGCCAAAACGCTTTCGGCTACTATGACGGTATCGCCATCTGATGCAAACGATAAATGGTATTTTAAGAAAACAAGCGTATCAAACTCTAGTACAGATTTGATAGCAGGTAACTACACAGATTACACAGCCGTGGATGATGATACAGCACCGACAGCCGTAGCGACAGGAGACAAAGTAAATTTTATATTTATTAAGAACATCGACACAAACAGTAGAAGTATTTACATAGTGTTGGATGCAGGCACAGCATCCTCTTCAGCAGGTGATGGGATTACTATAGGTCCGAATGAGTTCTTTTGTGCAAGATTACCAAATACAACGGTTGCTGACATACACGCAATATCATCAGCATCCACAGCAGAGGTTTTAGTTTGTGCGTTATTAGATGATGTAGGATAAAAATATGCCTAATACATTTAAAAACAAAATAAAAGATGGGAGTAACACATCAGCAAATGCTTTTGCCACTGTGTATACTTGTCCTGCAAGCACTACAACAGTTGTGCTGAGTATCAATCTTTGTAATATTACATCAAGTCAAATCAATGTTAAAATAAGATTAATAGGCGATGAAACAGGGCATCTTGGGTTTAACATACCCATACCTGCTCAAGGTGCTTTTGAATTTATGGCAGGTAATAAAACTATCATGCAAGCAGGACATAGTTTGCAAGTATCTTCCAACACAGCAAACAGCCTTGATACAATCATTGGAATAATGGAGCAAACATAATGCCATACATAGGAAACCAAGTTGGTTCTAGTTTTTCATCAAGACCTGCAACGCAGGAGTTTAACGGAGATGGCTCTACAACGATCTTTACATTGAACCAGACTGTTGCTCAAGAGGATATCGTGGTAAGTGTTGACGGTGTAGTACAAGAGAGTGTAGACGCATTTACAGTGCCAAATGGCACAAACCTTACATTTACAGAAGCTCCCTCAAGTGGCACAGGTAATATCTTTGTTATTTATCTTGGTGCAACAGATACAAGTATTACGATACCGACACAGAATAAAGGCAACTTCAAGAATGGTGGTATGTTTAGAGTCAACTCACAGACTGTAGATGTGGACACAACGATAGAAGCAACAGAGAATGCAACAGCCACAGGACCTTTGACAGTATCTTCTGGCATAACCATCACAGTAAACTCAGGAGGCAATCTAGCAATCATATGAGCAACCTTCTAGTACAAAATATAAAGCATACGAATGGCACTACGGCTCAGACTATTGATAGTAGTGGACGTGTTCTAACTCCAACAAGACCAATGTTTTATGCTACCATGAGTGCTATAACAGCAGCTAATAATGTTGTAAAATTTGATACTATTCAAGTAAATGTAGGTAATTGTTATGATGCATCCACAGGCAGATTTACATCAAGTATAACAGGTCATTATTGGTTTGCTTTTAATGTTTTGAGTGACAATGATGGAACAGATGCTTACGGAGAAGTGCGAGTCAGAAAGAATGGTACTACCTATTCAAATTCTACATTTAGAACAGAGTTGGACAACGATTTTAATGGTCTTGCTACTGGAGTAGTTAATTTACCTTCAGGCGAGTATATTGATTGTTACTCAACTTTAAAGGCTTATGGTAATTCTGGAGATGAACACCTTGATAAACTTACCCATGCGTCTGTATTTTTAATAGGATAAACAATGAGTACATTAAGAGTAGACAGCATACGAGGACAGACAGAAGATGGCACTTATAGGTATCTTGTCCAAATGAAACATTTTCAGCTAACAACCACGCAAACAGAAACTATTTCAAGTGCAAATGCTGACCAAGCAATAAGTAACTTCACAGTAAACATAACCCCAACAAGGGCAAACTCAATTATTAAACTAGAAGCACAACTGTTGTACGAAAGTGCAAACGAACCGTGGGAAACTATGTTCTTCTTTTTTAGAGATAGCACAAAATTAGCTCATACAGAAAGTGCAGGAAGTAGGAGAGTTGGTATTGCATCACCCACAGTAAACTACCATTCGTCTGATAATGCGTCTACTGTTGAGATGATGCATATGGGATATTTTGATTCTCCAAACACTACTTCCTCAATAGCATATAAATTAGGCATCAACACAAACGCTACTAACAATGTATTTATTAATAGAACAGTAAATGACACAGATAGTAATGGACATGAAAGAGGGGTGTCTTGGATTTCAGCAACGGAGATTGCCCAATGAGTACACTATCAGTAGACACAATACAGGGTAAGACAACATCAGGAAAGGTCAAGTTACCTTCTGGTTATCCAGTACAAATTGTCAATCAAGAAAACTCTACTGGACTTGTTATGTCATCAAACACTACAACTAAACTTATGGATTGCCAAATAGTAAGTAAATTGGCGAACAGTAGTTTTTTAGTTCATGCATTTTGCGGTATAGGTACTCTGGCTGCTAACAGTGGTAATTCAGACACAGATGTTGCTTTAGGACTAGGGTATAAAACGGGGTCTGCTGATTCAAGCTCTTCAAACTATATAGGTATTGGAAGTTACAGTCCTAGCCGTCATTCTATTTCTTTTTCAAATGGAGGTAGAGCCTTTTATAGTATTGACGCTTTTGGAGGATCAGGTGATTACACCTATGTATATCATGCTTTTGGTGAGCCTAGTACAGTTCAAAGTTTTAGTCCAAATGTATCAGCAGGAACCACGCTACAAGTTGGTCTTTTTGTAAGCAGTGATGTTAATCAACACGCTATAACTTTTGGCACAAGACGTAATGACAGTGGTGCAGACAGTGGAACAATAACATATGTTTGTGTAACGGAAATTTCAGCATAAGGAGAAAACAATGACAACAATAGCACAGGCATTATCGAGTTTAGGGATTACAGAGTGGGTTCTTAGAGGAGAGCCTACAAGTGAAGAAGAGTTTAACCAGATGTTTCGTAAGGTTACTGGAGCAGATGAAAATGGTTCAGCAATCGAAAGTGCAGACCCAAAGGACTGGGGTGTAACATACGCACAGGTAGCAGGTGAAAAGACATTACTGCAAAGCCGTGAGCCAATGCGATTGCTTCGTGTAGAACGAGATAGATTACTGGCAGAAACAGATTGGATGGGTAACAGCGATGTAACTATGTCAAGTGCATGGAAAACATACCGACAAGAGCTTAGAGACTTACCTGCAAACTCTGATCCAAAGTTAGATAGTGATGGTAGATTAGACATGAGTAGTGTAAAATTTCCAACTAAACCAAGTTAGGAGTAAGAAGTGGCATTAACTAAAGTTAGAGGAGCAGGAGCAGAGGGACTGACATTATCTAGTACATCTCTTACAGTAGCAAATGGTCTGACGCTCACAGATGGCAATGTTTCGGTAGCGAGTGGTCATGGTATTGATTTTGGAAGCACAGGCAATGCTAGTGTATCAGGTGCAAGTATGTCTAGTGAGTTATTTGCAGACTATGAAGAGGGTATATGGACAGTAAGTTTTCCCATGACTACTTCTGGGTCTTATACTGTAAGAAGTGGATATGCAACTGGATATTATAGAAAGATTGGTAACACAGTTACAGTTGCATTGAGATTTGAAACACTGGGTGAAAGTAGTCCAGATGGTAATATACAAATTGGAGGTTTTCCTTTTACGTTTACAAATACTAACCCAAGTGGAGGGGTTGAATCTTTTCACTATCCTATTTTATTAAGAGGTTATTCTGCAAGTAGTAACAACATGGGAGCTTTTGTAAATCCTCAAGGGGGAACAAGTAATGCTCTTTTATATATGCAAAATGCTTCAAGCGATACTGGATTCACAGCTTTAGACAGATTTTCTGTTGATAACTTTGAAGGTTCAGTGTGTTTTACTTATATTACAACTTAATTGGAGATAAATAATGGCAATAACAAAAGAAATAATACAAGACAAAATAGAAGTCGTAGGTGACTTTAAAAACATTCATGTCAGAACAGCAACGGTGATTAAAGAGGATGGTGTTGAATTATCACGTTCCTTTCATCGTCATGTTGTAGGACCTAATGATGACAGCACAAACGAAAGTGCAGATGTAAAAGCAATGGTGGCACAGTTTCATACAGATGAAGTTAAGAAAGCATACGCTGACCATCTAGCAAAGGCAGGGGCATAAATGCCATACATTGGGAAAGCACCAAATCAAGGGGTTAGAACACGGTTTATATATCAAGCCACAGCAGGACAGACATCTTTTAGTGGTTCAGATGCCAATGCAAACGTATTGAGCTACAGCGATGGTGAGTATGTAGATGTCTATCAAAATGGTGTTTTACTGAAACCTGCAACAGATTACACAGCTACATCAGGAACTACGGCTGTCCTAGTAACAGGGGCATCATTAAATGATGTAGTAGAGATTATAGTGTATGACGCTTTCTCTATAGCCAATAGCTACACAAAGTCAGAATCAGATACACGCTATCCTTTTCTTGGAAACGACAGTATAATACGAACCAACGGCAACAGTATCACGGCAGACATAACAATACCTAGTGGT